GAATGAGTCAATTTTACACCAAATTGATCGTTGGCGAATTCATACAATAAATCACCAAACATCTCTTCATACAATTTGTCTATGTCATCGCTAATTTCAGGAACAATTGGTATTTCAGTACAACGGCAACGTCCATGATACGGTGGATGCCAATCATCTTTAATCTCTTTTCCATGACGTCCACCACAAATAGAGCAAACACGCTCATCTTCTGCTGACCAGCTTTGTGTTTGCTTAACACCTACATCCTTTAGCGATTTTCTTACACCTTCTACAGCAAAATGTGAATATTCCGTTCTAACAAGATTTTCAATCGAACGATTAAACTTTCCTTGTTCCAACTTAAACATACCGCTAATAACATCATCGTTTTTCATCGTTCTAAGAGCTTCCACAACCCCTTCACCACTTGCCAATGAATTAATAATGGAATTGCTCAAACGTTGCTCTAGGGTTGATATATTGCCCCATAAACGAGATGAAAATGTTTTTCCACTCCACGGATAGTTCATGATGTTTTCTAGTTCATTCTTAGTTAAACCAGGTGCTGAACCGCCTAATAATTGTATGAACGCATTAGAATTAGAATTGTAGATTCGTTTTGTTATATTCTCTAAGTCGTTATTAAATTTACCGTTAACATCGCTGGATATTGCTTCACCTGCAAGAGTAGAAAAGATGTCTGCTCGTAACTGTAACAAGCGATTAACTTTCGCATAGTCAAAGGATGGAAAATATTCATCAATAAACTGCTTATAAGCTTCGTCAGACTCCATCAACTTTTCATAGTTCTTCTCAATATACTTACGGTACTTCTCTTGGTCTCGTTTGCTAAAATCTTCTAGCATCTCACTTTGAGTAATACCGTGTAAATCAGCTTGTGCCAATAACTGTCTTTGAATTTTAACTAAAGCACGTTCGAAAACAGATTCTAGTTCACTAAGAGTTTTCTTTTCCAGTTTCAAGCGTGCTTTGTCTTCTAATTCACGACGTTTTTCCCAGTAGCGTTCACTAGCCGTTGTTTTCTTCTTCATTATCCGCACCGCCTAGCTTGTCGTATTCCCCGCTAGGATAATCTTGACCTTGTTCTAAATTCATCAAGTCCATTTCATAATCTGGGTCTTTAGCAAATGGAATCTGATTAATAATTGTTCGTTTAGATAGAAACGGCGAAAGTTTTGGCAATGCATCAGCAAGATAGCCAATATCTGTTGGCAAACTGCGACTGAATGTAAACACAATTTTAGACACATCTAAATCAAGCTTATCGTTAAATTTTATGAAAGCTGCCATCGTTTCAGCGACTTCTTTTAAACCTTCCCTGAAATACTGCTCTTTTGTATTTGTTTTTGCTTCTAAGGCAATAATTTGCCATTTACGAGCTTCACCAGAAGCGTTTGATTTAAATACCTCATCATTAAAATCAATTGATTTTGTGATTGTATAGAACATTTTTTTTAGCTGGTTTAGATGATACTCGTTGAAATCTTTATTAATATCTTTCGTTACATACCCAACCTTAGCTTGTGGATCTGGTAAGTTAAGGATACCTAATTGATCCATCATTCTTTGTGCTTTTTCTTCATCTAATATTGAGCCGCTAATGGCCATATAAGCAAGTTTAAACTGTTCAACTTCGTTTTGTTGGTCTGATAAGCTTCTATCAAATGCATCAGAAAGTTCTTCCGCCACTTCAAAATCGCAATAACGATTCGTATTATTTTTAAACTCTGATAGGTAGAACGTTTCTAGCGGGTTTTCTACTTCCTCAATCAATTTAAATGTTCCAGATACACTGACTAAATTAAATTCAATGTATCTGCTATATATGCGTATTCTTTCTTTAGTAATGACTTTCATTTCTTCAAAAAATTTTTTTTGATGTGTGTCGTATTTTTCACGAATAAAGATATCTGCATTTTCGTATTTTTCAGCTTTCCATGGTTCGATATTGCTCGCCCATAATTGCCAACCTTCCACGGTTTCAACAGGTTCTAACAAACGAAAAGCAACACCACAAGCTCCTTGAAACCGAGCTGTGTCAGAATCAAGCATGGCAAACCGCATATCATTCACTAACTCTGTCAGCCGTTCGAACTCTTTTGGTGTTTTGGTATTTTTTAATGTATTATTCAAAAATAAATCTTTAGCACGTTGCATAATTGATCGTCTCTGCTCTGTAATATCGTAATCCCACTTAATTGGAATACCTGTGAAATGGTCCGCTGCTTGATCGACAATAGTATTGTATAAACCAGCATGAAGTTTATTATTCACTTTTATAATCTTTGTGTTTGGTTTAGGTCTTCTATCGATCTCATTTTGTTCGCTTGTATAAGCTTTGTATTTGCGCTCTCTATCATCAAAAAATGGCTTCATTTCAGTAATAAAATCATTAGGATCGAAAACTTCTTCATTAATTTGTGTAGAATATTTTGTTCGTAATCTTTTATACCGCTTCAAACTTAAATTGTTTTGAAACATTTTCACACCTCCTAATATTGGATAAATCTGACTTGGTTATCATTTGCTAATGTTTCTACAATGCCTGTTACAGCATCTGGTGCATCATCGTGTCTGTTTTTACCTTCCCTTTGGTAGGTCGTCATAGCTTCATAAAATTCTGGCCATCTTATTTTCCAATCTGATGGGAAATACACATTATTTTCTACAAGTGCCGAATTAGAAAGAATACGTGATTGTTTATTTGCCGATTGATGAAACGGCTCGTAATAAGCACCACGATATCCTCGTTCTTTAACAATTCTTTCTGAATTACGAGAAAAACCACGCCCACCAGAGTTAGACTCAATGCGGACATGGTTTACTTGGTTATTTTTAATTTGTTCAGCGTGTGCTGTTTCCGTTTTTTCCATTGGTTCTTTTGTAAATAGAACATCCAATACTTCTGCTTTATGATCTTCTGTCTCACCAAAAACAATTGAACAAAGATTATCAGCACCAGTGTCTGCTGTATCGGTATAATTCCATATTTTAATGTAATTAGAGCGTGTTTCATATGTTGAAAATTTTTGGTACAAACGACCTTTTAAATCAATCGGTTCTTGTTGATAGTTAGCAGAAGCAATATCTGCACCCATCGTTTTCTTTTTACGGAAATATTCTTCTTTAGAAAGGACAGACTCACAAAGCATGGTGTCTGTTTCTTCGTTATATGCTTTCATGCTAATATGTTTTACTTTATAGCCTGATTGCGGCAATTCTTTTAATGCTTTACCTGCTAAATCATTAGAATTCCATCTGGTCATAATGATGATGATTTTGCCGCCTGTTTCTAAACGAGATAGCATCGTATTAACAAACCACTCCCAGTGTTTCTCTAATACCATAGCGTTATTTGCTTCTTCAGCATTTTTAATTAAATCATCAATGATAATAATGTCTGCACCAAACCCTGTAGCTGTGCCAGTTGGTGACGTTGCTAGATAATTGTTATATCCGCCAGTCAAACTCCATAAGTTCATGGCTCCATCACCAGACTTTATCTCTACACCAGGGAATACATCTGAAAATACAACTCTGTTTTTATCAGCTTTTATTTCTTGAATAGTATTCCTTACGCTTTTAGAAAATGTTGTAGATAACGTTTCGTTATATGATCCCGTCATTATTTTTTTTCGAGTGTCATTCCCTAACAACCATTCTACGAATTTACCAGCAGTTCTCGATTTCCCGTGTCTCGGCGGTTCGTTGATAACTAGAACGTCATTATCGCTATCATAAATGAATTCTTGCAAGTCATCACATAACTCTTTTAAGTACTCTCTGTCTTGCTTATAAAAATCAGATGCCATTAATTTGCAATAGTCCCAAAAATAACGACGGGATAATTCTAACTTTGCACCTAAAACAATTTTATCCATCATCTTCAGCTAACCTTCTTAATTCTTCTTCAGATAAATTAGCGAATGGATTGCTAACAGACATTTCGCCAGAAATTTGAGTTTCTTTTCGATCTCTCCATTCGTCTGGCTTTCTATTTTTCAACCAGAAAATAGCCGCAACTGGATTAGGAGCTACTTGTTTTGTAACCTTTTTTGTAATTTCCATACCTTTTTCTGTTAATTCTTCTGTAACTTCGGTATATTCGTAGCCTGTAGCACTCTTAAACAATGCATTTTCCACTTGACGATCGACAACTTCTTTCCCTTTTTTAAGGGCGGAAGAAATGGAAGAAAATTTCTTTTTCCAATCGGTAAATGTTCGTTCGGATACTCCGATATTCTGGGCTATCTGCTTATCGATGAGGCCATCTCGTGCCCATCCTTCAATTTTGATTAACCCTTCCTCGGTTAGCCACTCTGTGTACTTCGCCATGACCTCACCCCCTTTCTATTTAATAACTTATTAACTCATATACTTCTCTACATTTTCTAGTATATGCTTATCTTTCCAACTACCATACCCACAATAAACAAGCTTACAAGAATCAATCTCTTTCGGTGTGGCTTCTCTTGTCATTTCAACAATCGAAGCATTCTTTTTTATCTGCACAGACATTACAACACGCATTGAATCAGTTGAGCGATTCGACTGTGGATATTTATGTGTTAGCGATACATACCAATAGCTTTTCATATATTTCTCTCCTAGTTATTTTTATGTACTTGATTCAATAAATTATCTTTTGTTATACTATTTATGGGTAGCTGCTCCTTAAAATAATTTGTTAATCTACTTTAAATATTCTAGTTTAACCTCGATGTTGCGTGATAAGATAAATTAACCTATGCTACCCTAGCCACTAGGTCCTCTGTCCTAGTGGCTGTTTTTATGTATAACTTTTTTATTGCAAAATTATTTTAGGCTTTGATATAATAGTTCTGGGTAGCAACTCCTTATAATAATAGTATTATGATGTTGATTAAATATTCCTATAAAAATTATTGTTGTTGCACACTTACGACTAATAATATTTGCTACCCTAGCCACTAGGCCCCCTGTCCTAGTGGCTTTTTTATGTACGAAAAAAGACCACTTACTTACGTTGAGTAGTCTCGATTGAATTTATTTTGTTTAATGATATAATGTATACAGAAAAAGGACGTGCTACTAACACGCCCTAATGTAGAACCGTTAAAAAGACGGTGACTGTCATAAATTAGTTTTGATAACCATCTACGACCTGTCAAAGTGTTAGATGGTTATTTTTTTGTGTTCGTATGGTCTATAATCAGCAATACCAATGTCGCAAATGCAATCATTAGCAATAATGCTTCAAATACAGACATGCCTATTCCCTTCTAGGAATAAAGCTATGAACCATAGGCATCACCCCTTTATTCAAGCGATTAGCCACCATCTTTTCACTTTTCTACAACAGTTATTATACATAATTTTTCATTCTTCTACCAGATAAAAAAGAGGCACTTGCAAGCTAGTGCCTCACCGTGAATGTAGCAGAAACATCTATTGACGATTCTTTTATTTAAGTAGCAAAGCTACCTATTGGCGTGACAGGAATCGAACCTGCCTCTTATCTCGCTATATGCTCGTTGCATCCCAGATGCTACACGCCAACCGAAAGGATCTTCCCACTATGCCATTTTTGAGATTGTCTACCGTAATCTCAATGTCACTGGCAAGGATTTGCACCCTGCATGATATCTACCCTAATTTGGGCTACGCCCCGCACTCTGCTGATATCTTTTGGGAGTACTAATGTATCTACCTATTCCGCCACAGTGACTAATCAATCAAACACCAGCAAAAACAATTGATCAAGTTTATCCTAAACGTACCTAGCTGCTACTCTATGAGTTTAGGAATTGCTCTCGTGCGTAAGCAGCTGCCGCAGAGTTCTGGTTAATGTTCTTATCTTCTTCAGATGCTGGGCTAGAATACCGCGCCTAACCACGCCTATTATGTTTTATCCTGCATCAGGTAGTTACTGCATCTCTAGTAACTATTTGTCACTCACAAACCTGTAGAGATCGGAAGAGCACACGT